AAACAATAAATGAAGTAGAAAATATTGAAAGTAATAATGCTAATTGTTTTTTGATTTGGAAAAATCAAAATAGCTTAAATCCAGCTTCTGATAATTACACCTCTACTATTTTAAATACTGATGTTTTAAATTTATTAGATGTTTTAACTTTTAATGAAAGTGTAGAAACATTTAAGATTATTAATATTAATGGTCCAGGTATTTTATCATATAAAAATAATCCTGTTTATAGTGGTCAACAATTTTTGGTTCAAGATCTTTACTATATGAATTATACACCTGAAGTTTCTGGTGGTGGAGATCCTTATTTTGAATTAACATTTGATATTAATAATGGAATTAATTATTTAATGTCATTGTCAATTGTTTCTTTAGTTGAAATATCTAATACTCCGGAGTCTATTTCAAATTATAATAATGAATATGATGTTAACGGAACAACTAATACTTATAATACTATTAATCAATCTTTTCAAATTAATTTTGATAAAGCTTATGCTAATTCAATAATCAATCTACAAGTTGATATTAATTCTCCTTGGTTATCCTTAAATGATTTCAATAATATAGAAATTAGTACCGGATCTGAATCTATTGAAAAATCAGAAAACGAAACATTCAATTTATTAATTTCTACAAATTATTTAGGAGTAGCTGAAATGACTATAAATAATATAATTGTTGAAGATACTTCTGTAGATAAATTAGGTGACATAACATTAACGATTATTGATGTTAACGGAGATGTTAATTTAGTTTCAGAAACAAAAGAAATAATTCTTAATACTAATTTATAATATTATGAGGCCAATTATTGATACAGGACATGGTTTTAATACACCAGGAAAAAGAAGTAAAGGTTTTTTTGATAAAAATGGTAATGTACTTTTAAAAGAAAATTCAGTAAATGAAGCTGTAGGAAATAAATTGTCATTTTTATATTGGCAAAATAAAAAAAAAGCTAATTTTATAAGTAATGAATGGATTGACATTTCTTTAGAAGAAAGATGTAAAAGAGAAAACAAATTGTTTGTTAAAAACGAAACAATGTTTATAAGCATTCATGCAGATGCTTTTCATGTAAAAAATGGAGCTACTGGAGGGAGATTTTTTTATTATGGTTCTGAAGGTGAAAAAATAGCTTTACATTTAACAAGTTATTTGCAAGGTAATGGCTATCCTCTTAAATTAAGAGAACCAATGAAAGCAAATTTCAAAGTATTAAGAAGCACTAAATCTCCAGCTGTACTTTTTGAAATGGGTTTTATGACAACTAAAAGTGATTTAAAAATTTTATTAACTGATGATTTTAGAAATAAAACAGCTAAATTATTATACGAAGCAATAAACGATTTACCATGAAAAATAAATTAATAATAACCGGTTTTACAATACTTCTAATCATATTAGGAGTATTTGTGTTTTTATACAATACTGAAAAAAAAGACAGATTATCTGCAGAAAATAAATATGCAGAAGAAAAAAAAGAAGCTCTTAGAAAATTGTCTGATTCTTTAAATGATACTTTTGAAGTAAAGACTAATGAGTTTCTTTTAGAGATTAATTATTTATCCAATTTAGAACAAAAAATTAAATACATTCCTTATGAAAAAGATGTTTATCCTAATCGTACTCTTGATGACGCACTTGATGTACACTCAAAACGTAAAGCCAACTCAAAGTCAAGAAAAAAGGATTCAACAAATATTTGATCCTAGTTATATTATAGAAACATCAGTTATAGTTTCTAATGAAGAAAAACAATATGAAATTATCAAAGGATTAGAATCAAAAATTGATTCTCTTAAAAGCGCTGCTTTATCTAAAGATAGAATTATATCAAAGTACGGTAATGAAATAATCCTTCTTAATCAGCAAATAAGAGACGCTAACAACAAAGAAAACAATGTAGCGGACAATCAGCTTAAACAAGCAAAAAAACCATTTCTAGGGCTTCATTTACGCTCTAGATTAATTGTTCAAGAGTTTAAATTAGAAAGAATTAATTTATCATTAAATTTATCCTATGATTTAAAAAAGTTTTCTTTTGGTATTAGTGGGCAATCTTTTACTACTCCAAATTTAGACAACATTAATAACATTACTTATGAAAGCAAATTTTACTCTGGAGCTTTTATAGAATACAAATTTTTTTAATATGAAGAATTTTGATTTAGTTAGAACTTTTGAAGATGGTTATTCAACTGATTTAACAAATAACATAGAAAAGAAAAACACAATGCAGAAAGCTGTTAATGGTAGGCTTTATTCTGTTAATGGTGTTTTAAAATTTAATGCAATAGAAGGATCTAAGCTTGTTTATCAAAATTCTTCTATAGTAAAATATTTAGGATATTATTCTTTTAGAGATGAATTTATTGTTTTTGCTAAAGCAATAAAATCAGAAACTAATGAAGGTACTACAACTCAAGTATGTGATAATGTTATTAGTGCTATTTCTTTTTCTTTAAATAAAAATTCAATAGATGATAACACTATTAATTTAACTGATGAATTATCTGAAAACTCAAATGAATTAGAAAATTGTTATTTCATTCAATCACCATCTGTTGATGAAACTGATTTTGATTTAAATTATTCAGATGAAATTGATAATAATATTGAAATAGACTTTGGGGAATATTATGGTGTTGACGTTACAGTTCCAAATTTTGATTTATGTAATATTGATAATGATATTGTTCCTATTAATAATTTAGAATATGATGATTGTATTTATAGTTTTAAATTAAATGATAATTTTAATCTTTCTGGCACCTTACTTTGGATAGGTCAACAGAATTGGCCTATTAATGGAAAAATAACTACGGAAGGTGTTGAAGAAAACGAATTTTATAAAAGAGTTTATTATACAGATGCTTTAAATCCAAGACGCGTCGTTAATATAAAAGATACTTCTTTAGTAAATAGAAGTGGAAATGAATTTGATCAAGTTTTAACTAATATACTATTGCAACCTCGTATTAGTGAGATTGTTGATGGAGGACAGTTATCTGCTATGAAAGTATTGTATGTTTATCGTATTATTTCTGAAAACGGTCAATTAAGCGAATTCTCTCCAGCTTCAGAATATGCTGTTATTTTAATTGAAGATGAACCTGTAAGATATCGCGGTGGAGATATAAGTGAAGCTTCAGGTAAATCTGTAAAAATTACTTGCAATATTATTGATGCTAATGAAAACTCAGAAGTTCAGTGTATTGCTGTAGAATATGAAGCTTTTGGCTCTCCTACTGCTATTCGTAATTTAGGAAGAAAATCAGCTCGTAATATTGTTGAATTTCAACATTATGGAAATGAAGATGAATTTTCAGATGATATAACATTTAACGATTTAGTTGATTCTAAGAACACTTGGAAGTATTGTAATGATTTTACATCTAAAAAAAATAAGCTTATTGCTGGAGGCTTAAGAAATGACCCTATACCAACAGAAATTAATAATCTGGAGTATTTATTTCCATTACATTCTTGGAAAGAAAATGGAGAAACTCATAAATCATTAATTAATCCTAAGCCTTGGGAATATCGATTTATAGATCCTACAAATACTGATAGCTTAATTTATATTAAAAGAAAAGTTTATCAAACAATATCTTCTTTTGGGCCTCTTACTTTAACATTAAAAAACAAAAATTCATCAGAAGAAATCACAGAAACTTTTTCTGATTTAAATATACAATCTTATACAAGTATAATTAATGATGTTTCTATATGGTTAATATTAGCTCAGGCAGAACCAACATTTTCTGTTAAGTTTCCAAACTTATCAATAACAAATGTTAATGGTAAATTATTATTTTCTCCAATAGATGAAAACATAGAAACAGATATGTCTGATTATATTTTCTCTTCAAATAACAATCAATTTATAGAGAATTTTGATAATGATATTCAGTTTGTAGATGTTAGTATTAATACTTCAAATTTAGTTTATGGAGCACAATCTATAGGTTTTAATGATGGTATTGGTTTAAGAGTAACTTATAGAGAATTTAAAAGACCATTATTAAATAAAGCAAATAAGATTTATGATGGTACCGGAAAGCTTTTAGATTTTGAAAAACCTACTGGAGAAAAATTTTGCATGAAAGGAGAATTATATCGTTTAGCTTTTCAGGCTTACGATAATGATTCAACAAGATATTTTAGTATTCCTTTAGGAGATGTTCTTGTTCCAAATATTGGTGAATTACGCAAAGAAATTGACGACACAGGCAATCTTATTATTACAAGTGAATCTTATCTTAATCAAAGTGTAGTTGGAGATGTTCTTTATGGCCATGGAATAAAAATGCATATAGAAGTTAGATTAAGTTGTGAATTACAAAAAGTAATACCAATGTATCAAATACTTTATGTAGAACGTACAGAAGAAAATAGAACAATATTATGTCAAGGAATATCAGCTCCATTGAATCGAGTTCAAGATACTGGTAGTAATTCACATCGTATGCCTGATGAAGTACGTAATAAATGGAATTTACCTTATTATGGTGGACCCACTTATGAAATACCTGCTTTATCTAAATATGATGAAAATGGGGAAAATTACAATACAGAATCTGAATCTAATTCCGAAAGAGTTATTGCTCACCGTGGATTAATGTATTTTGATTCTCCTGATTTGTATTATAATAAAATTTCTGATCAGTTTGTTGACACTTCAATAATTAATATTGTTGGTAAATTAAAAACAGATCACACACCATCAGTAATTAGAGAGCGTGGAACATACCCATCAAATGGAAGTGAAATATATCCTAAATTTTCAAGAAAAATATTAGAAGATCAAATTGAAGGAAATAATCATTCTGATTATTCGAGGAGAAGAAATATCAGGTTCAGCTTTTGGTTTAAGTAATGATGTTTCTAATAATACTTTTTGTTTACCTAATCAGCCTTGGTATTATGGTTCTTATCAAAGGAAATGGCAATTTCAAAGTGATAGAGCTAATTCTGTTATATTTAGTAGTGCGACTGTTTCTCCTGGTTATAAAACTACAGTTATAAAAACTACAGAAGATTTATTCACTTCTGATTTTATAGGTCCGTCATTACCTAATCCAAATTCTCAAATAAGATTAGGAGGTTCTAATATTTCTGTTGCTGATACATTTAGAAACACAAGTAGAACCTAAATGGACTTATCAATATGAATTTTATAAAGAAAATGGAACTCATAATTTTGAGGCATTAAGGGCTGAAATTATTAACGAAGCTTATTTTAATGAAAACACTTTAAAAACCTATATACCTAAACCTTTTAAATTTAAAGATGATCCTAATCAAGAAAATGTAATAGCTGTTTCTGATGTTAAATTAGCAGGAGAACTTTATGATAGTTGGACTTCTTTTAAAACTAATAATTTTTATGCAGAATTAGAAAAAAATAAAGGTGCTATATCTAATCTTTTAAAAGAAAAAGATAAAATATTTGCAATACAAGAACAGCAAACATCTTTAATTTATATAGGAACAGAAAGACTTATTCAAGATTCAGAGGGTAAACCTATAAATTTACAGCAAGGTTCAGGAACAGTTGTAGATGGCCATGAAGTTATAAGTAATTATGGAACTTCAATAAGAAGAGCTACTATTGGCAATACTGATTATGGATTTTCATTTTTTGATGAAAAGAAAAATGAATTTATAAAAATTAATAAACCTTTATTATTAAATAATTTACTTCATTTAAATTACAATCAATTATTTAAAAAAAATCCTGTAATTGACACAGAGATTTATTTTGACCATGCTAAAAAAGAAACTAATATCAATCTTAAATTAAAAGATGGTACTGGTTATTTATTATCTTATAATGAAGTTTTAAAGAAGTTTAATGGAGAGCATGAATACAATAATAATTTGTATGTAATGTTTGATGAAAAAATTTATATTCCTATTTTAAACAAAGTACAAGAAAATATATCAAGCGAAAATCTTCATCAATTAAATGAAGGTGATGTTTTGTCTTTATCTGGAGAACAAAAAGAATTAGTTATTGGTATAATTGTTAATTCTAAAATAGATATGGTTTTTCAATACAAATCATTTGGAGCTATAACAGATTTAGCATATCCTTTAAAATCTATTTTATTTAGTTCTAATATACCTGGTTATGACAGAACTATTTTAGGAACTCATAATTGGTATAAAATTAGAGAAGGAAATCATACTGTTCCTGCTATAAATGATAGTAATGATTTTTATGGAAATTCAGATATTAGAGGTAATCAAATTTATGTAGAAGTAACAGCTGAAAGTATTAATAAAAGTAAAGTTAGTATTTTAGCAATACTTAATAGTCTTAGAATAAGTCATCAATAAAAACAAAATGTTATGCAAGATAGTGCTTTAGAAGATTTCCTTAATAGATTTGGGGATCCAGAAAATTCAAAAGATTTAAAAAAAATAAAGTCTTTAAAATCTAATAAACTTGAAAAAATAAAAGTTCCTTCTTTAGAAGAATCAATAGATTCTCCAGATATATCTTCTGAATTAAATAATAAAATGGCATCACTTTCAAACGAAGGTGATGTTTCGAGTTTTACAGACAAAGCTTCAAATGTCGCAGGAAAAGCAATGGGTGCTTTTGCTCCAGCAATGACTTTAATCGATAACATTAAAGGTGGTCAGTTTAATACAGATCCAAATAAAGCAAAACCAGGAGATGGTAAAGGAGAAATTGTTCAAGGCGCTATGGCAGGTGCGGAATTAGGAGCAGCGTTTGGCCCTTATGGAAAAGTTATTGGTGCTGTTGGAGGTGGTTTAATTTCTACATTTGCTGGTGGAAAAGCAAGAAGAGAATGGGAAGAAAACAAAAAAAAATCAAATTTAAACGAAGATGTTTTAGCAAAAGCCAAAAGAAAAAACGAATATGCACAGTCTGAAGGTTTGGAATCTTTAGAAAATTTAAAAGCTTTGCGTAAAAAACAATTAGGACTTTAATACTTAGTAATTATGGATGAAATAACTGAAAAAGAATTACAAAAAATTTTAGTAAATCTTAGAATAGGAATTGCTAAAATAGAAACTGGAGGACATTCTAATCCTTATAGTGCTACAGCTGGTGATAAAAATAAAGATGGCAAACCCGATTCTAGTGCTACCGGTAAATATCAATTTTTAAAGTCATGGCTTGAAGACAATAATGGTGTTCAGGGAATAAAATCATTTGCTAAAAAGTCAGGAGTTTTTAATGAAGTTAATGATATGTCTGATTTTCGTTCTCAACCTGAATTACAAGAAGCTTATTTTACTTATTATGCTAAAGAGGTGTTAATACC